TTTGCTCATTTTCTATAGCTCTTAAGTCAACTTCACGTGCTTTTAGCTTGATTAATGGGTCAGAATCATATTGTCCAATTAATTTATTCTCTTCATCAGCAAAATCTTTAGTCATTTCAGCTATTAATTGAGCTTTTCTAGATTCAATTTGAATAGTTATGTTTTTAATTTGTTGTTGAGCTTGTGGATTCATCTGTGCTTGTTGTTGTAACATAGGTAATTGCTGTAATTCTTGTATAAATTCTATTTGAACTTGTTCTTGAGCCATAATTGAGATGTGTTCTAATATATTTTTTTGTATTGCCATTACAATTGGAGGATTATTTCTAACCATATTCAATTGTATAAAGTTTAAGTGTGCATCAATGTGTGCTTTATGGTCTTGACCAGCAAATGCTTGAAATGGTTGAGAAGCCATTGAAGTAATATGCTCTAAACTTGGATCCATTGGCATTGGTTGTTTTGGTGATGGTAAAATCAAATCAATATTTTTTGTACCCATTGCTTCATACATAGATCTGTATGCTTGATAGATGTCATGAATCTGTGGATTAGATTGAGCAAGTTGTAATTGAGTTTGTGCTAAACTAATTCTTTGTGATTGTGAAAATATATTTGGATCAGCAACTGGAAGTATATCTACTTTATCATCAAAGTCTGTTTGTTTAATTTCTCTTGCTCCACCTACAACATCATATGGATAAACTGGAGGTAAATAAGTTGCAAATACATTTGCTAATAATTCAAATTCATTTTTAAGTGCACCATAAATTCTTTTGTGTATAGCAGACATTACACGCGATCCTCTTTCAAGTAACGCCATAGTAGTTCCTACTGCTGCCTGTTGGTTCATATCTCCAACTTGTGCATCAGCAATGCTCGCGAATCGTTGGCTTGCATCAACTACGATACCCATTAATTGTAATAGTGTTTGGTCTGGACCTTTAAAAGGTAAAGGCATAAACGCATCTCTTAAGTTTCCTCCAGGCGCATCTACATCTCTAAATTCTCCTGGTTGTAATGGTTGTGCATCATCTCTAACTCTAATACCTCGCATTTTAAATCCTGAAGGTAAGTTAGCAAGTGTACCTGCATCTAATAATTGTCTTAAAGCAGATGTAGCAGTTCTTGATAATCCACCAATCATATGAATTAAACCAAATCCATAGAATCCTAAACCTGGTAAAAATTTAAAGTGTACAAAGTAATTAGTTTTATTTTTTAATGGATCATCTGATTTATAGTTACGTTTTATTGATAAAACTTCTCTAGAAGATTCTTCAATAGTTACAACGTAAGGAAGTTTAATACCTGTGGGCTCACCAGTTTGAGGATCTTTATCCTCAAATCCTTCAAGATCTAAATTAACATGACATTCTAATAGAGTATAAATGTCATCTTGTTTTTCAACTCTAATGCCTTCTAATTCTCTTTCCTTCTTTTTAATTTCATCGTCTTTGATAGGAGGTTCACCTAAATCAACATCTTTATAGAAACCACTTACTTGTTGTTTTCTTAAATCGTTTGCTGAAATTTTAATAACATGAATAACTGCTTCAGCATCTTCTAATGAAGTTGCAGAATAAGGAACAATTAAATCTTCTGATGGTACAAATTTAGAAACTGCTCTTCCTAGTAATGAATCATAATAAACTTTTTTAAATGTAGATCCTGATAATGGTAAATAGAATAACATCTGATCAAATTCAGGTTCATATTCTTTCATCACATTCATGATTTGATAGTTCATGAATTCTTTAACTCTTGTTGCTTGATCTTCTTTGTTACGATCTGTTAAACCAACGATTTGAGTTCTAACTGGTCCATCTGCTGGTAATAATTCTTTGTAAGCTTGTGCTTGAAATTGTGTAACTGATTCTGCAAGTACTGGGTGAGTTACTCCTGATGCTCCTTTAAAAGGTTCAGTTCGTCTTTCATATTTAAATCCTAAAAGATCTAAACCATTTGTATAAGCTTGTTCCCAATCTTGTCTTGATGATTTATAATCTGTGTATTTTTCTTGAAGATCTGATCCTACTTCTACGAGTACATCGTCATCTAAAAATTCTGCAAGATTTGCGTAATGATCTTCTCCGCCCATTTGAACTGCGGAACTTGGATCAAATGAAATTTCTGCGCCACCTTCTTCATCCATATTTATTTCAACGGATGGATCTTGTGACTGTTCTACTTGTTCTTGAATTAGTTGTTCTGTTTCAGCTTGACCTGGAATTTCAATAGTAGTTTTTGTATTGGGTAATGACTTATCAATTTCTGCCATGATTAACTATACCTTCTTCTGAATAATGTTTCAACACCTTGTGAGTCAGGACCTTTAGCAGGTGGTACTGTTTTTGTCAATCCACCATTAGCGAATCTGGCTCCTACATTAAACATATATTCTGGTTTTCCCATTTGTGTATTTCTTGAAAAACCAATATCCATTCCTGAAGTTCTTTCATCATCTGGATTATAATCACCTAAAGAATAATTTAATGTTTGTTCTTTTGGTCCTGCGGATCCTCTGATAAATTTGTTTTCTCCTGCTTTATAATAACCTTGAACTAATGGTCTTTTATCTGCTTCATTAAATAATGGTTTAACAGCCATCAATCCATAATCAGGTCCTGAATATCCAATACCCACGCCTTTAGGCATTTGTTGTTTAACATATTCTTTTAATTCTCTAGCTCCACCAAACTCTGGAAGAACAGTTCTTTTTTGTTTTTCAACTGGTTCTAAAAAAAGTGATCCTTCTCCTTTTTCAAGTCCCGCTACTTTTTGTCCAAAAATTGAAACGATATCTTCGTCCTTAATTTCATCTTCATCTTTTAATTTTTTTTTAACTTTACCACCATTTTCAAAACTAGCTAATCCACCATCTGCTCTATAATTAGATGGATCTGGATCTGGGTATCTATCCATAATATCATCATAAGGATCGTTTTCTACTTTTTTTCTACCTGCTGCTCTTTGTTCAATTTTTTTTGCATCTTTTATTTTTCCAGTTCCAATTTTTTCTAATCTTTCAAGATCACTATAGGCAGTATCAATATCAAAAGTATCATAATCAAATTCAACTTTACCAGGATTGTTATAATCTGGTTTTGGTCTATTCTCTATCACATAGAAATCACCCGGATATTTTACTGGTTCTCCTGTTTGTACATTAATATCTGTTTTAGGTGGTGTATAACTTATTTCAAAAGGTGAATCAGCTACTCCACCAGAACTAGATTCAATAGTAATATTTCCAGTCGCTTTATTTTCTGTAAGTTTAATTATTTCTGGTTTACCAGTTTCCGAAGGTATTTCTAATTTTTTAATAGTTTCATAATCTTCTAATCTTGAAGCTTTAGGGGTTATATCTGTTCCTTCTTTCATAATTTTATTTACAAGTGGTGAAAACCATTCAGGCATTCCAGAAACTTTAGGTAATACTTTACCAGCAGCTTTTATAGCTTTAATACCAGTACCTTTAATTGCTTTTCCTAAAGCAGGCAATGCAGCTATACCGCCCATTATTTTTAATAAAGTTCTACGATCCATTATTGAACTTCCTTATCTTTGTTAGATAGATAATCATATAGACTATATCCAGTAGATGCAATAAGTCCTGGTATTCCTAAAAACCTAGAAGCACCTGCTATAACTCTTGGATTTAATCCTAATCTTAATGCAGCACTTAATTTTCCAGGAATTGCTTCTCCTACATTTTTAAGTGTACCATAATTTTTTAAAGCACCCATAATTCCAGTTGCTTGAGCTGCTGCTGGGGCTGCAATAGTTCCTGCTCTCTTTCCTAGAGTTTCCATTGTAGCAAGTCCTAAATAATTTAATGGATCAGTTCCAATATCTTTGAACGTTGTATCTTCATCTAATACTTGTGGTATCGTAAATGCAGCAGTCGCTAATGGACTACCTAGTCTATAAAATCCTTTTCCTAATACCCCTTTAACAGGAGACTTACCCGCGATCCGCGCTTCTTCAATCGTTTTCTTCGCATCGGGTAAACCAAGTCCAACTGTTGCTCCACCGATTACTGCCGCAGCTTCGCCAACCATCTTTCCAACTTGTTGAACTTCTTCTGGTATTTCATTATCCGCGATCCAATATAAAAGATCCGATTGAGATGCTTTTTGGTTTGTGTCTTCTGGAGTAACGAATCCAGCATACTGATCGTATTTAATAGGTGATGCTAATTTTTGTTCTGGTACTTGTCCCTCTACTGCTTGATCTTGCATTGCGGTTTGCGTGTCTTGAACCGAGGATGGTGATTTGGCTTGTGCTGTTCCTACAAGTGCAGTTCCAGCAAGAATAGGTAAAGTAAATTTGTTTAATCTTTTAGGCGTATAAGTTTTAACTACATCAATAATTTTTTCAACTGGCTTACCTAAATTTTCTGTGTAACCAATAAACCTAACTGGATTACCTGCTTCATTTTTAAATACTCCTTTTGGAACATCAGGTCTTAATGGAACTTTTAATTCTTTTGCTTTTTCAACAATGTCATTAATTTTAGTTTGAGCTTCTGGGTTGTTATAATTTTTTTCTATAAATTTTTCTGCATCAGGAACAAAAAATTGATTTATAGAAAATGGTGCTGCGAATCTATTT